ACGACAGCACTCGGTGCAACGAAGGGTTATACGCCTGTCAACTCAAACGTGTTCCTGGCGTCAGCTAGGGGCTACAAAGCCAAGATTCGCTTGAAGGCTGCAACGGCTCAAACCGGGGCAATCGCGTTTCAACTTCACTTCCGCCAACTTCGCTAAGAGCCAACATGAGCCCACCAGTATTTTTGCCACCAGACTTGGTTTCGGACGTCGAGACGTACGCAGCACCGGGAGACCTATGGCATCTTCCGAAGGCGACGTTTGAGCCGATATGGAAAAAGGTCACTGGAAAGGGAATCGTTGCGGCGGTCTTGGATACTGGTTGCAACCCTCACGATTTACTACCAGAGCCAGTCCATGCAGAATCGTTCGTCCAGGGTCAAAATTGGAAGGACGGCAACGGTCACGGAACACACTGCGCGGGTACGGTACTTGGTCGCGATGGCATCGGAGTCGCTCCTGGTGCCTCGCTGATGGTCGGAAAGGTGTTGTCGAATGGTGGCAGCGGATCCTCAGACGGAATCGCAAAGGGCATTCGCTGGGCTGCGGACAAAGGGGCTGACGTCATTTCGATGTCGCTCGGATCTAGCAGTCCTTACGAGCCGACGCGCGAAGCTTTGAAGTACGCTTGGGGCAAAGGGGCGATCACGGTCTCGGCTGCTGGTAACTCGGGGTTCACTGGTCGACAAAACACAATCGGCTATCCTGCGAGGTATCTCGATGGACTTTCCATCGGTGCGTATCGTCAAGACGGTCAACGAGCTTCGTTCTCATCGGGGGGGCGAGAGCTCGATATCTGCTGTCCAGGGCAGGACATTATTTCGTGCTCAACGACAAACGGATTCCGTGGGATGTCCGGTACAAGCATGGCGACCCCGTTCGCTGCTGGCTTGTTCTGTCTGATAATCGAATTGATGCGCCGAGAAGGCAATGCAGCGTTTACCGGCGTGGATGCAGTCCGAGAGTTTTTGAAGCTGTACACGCAAGATAAAGGCGACCCTGGGCACGATCCGTTTTGGGGGCTCGGCATTCCGAAGACCTCAGACATCGTTGCGGCGCTCGTCAATGACCAACTGACTTTTGTTTAACTTGCGGATTGTCCGCGAGTGGTTTTGTAGTCCCTAGTTTGAAAGAGTGTTTTATGTCCTGCGAAAGCAAATTTGATGGTGAAGTAAGCGTATCGTGCTTGCTTGAATTGGTTGCAGATGTCCGCAAGGGAGCCTCGCTGAAGGTTCTCACGCAAGCTCTCTGGTTGCTCGGGTGCTTGATTGCGAAGTTCGCGACCCCCCAATCTGGCATCGGATTCTCGGCGATGAGCGAAGATCTCGATGTCGAGAGTCTGGATTGCGAGTCGGGTTGCGGCGATCTCGAAAGCGTCCTCTGTGCGATCGAGACGAAGTGCGCCGAGCGTGAGACTTCGATTCAGTCCTCGGGGCCTCCGGTTGGCTCGCAAGGTTGGGAAGTGTTTATCCCGTTGCTCATTGAGCTTGCCAAGTATCTGCTTGAGCAACGACGCAAGAAGCAGCAACCAGCTCCGACCCCCTAAAGCGAACTCGATTCGTCAATACCCAACCCTACCACAAAACCAAGGTCACACCATGCGAACACTGATTGCATTCCTGCTACTCACGATTCCAGCCTTCGCTCAAGAGCTCAAGGCTGCGATCAAAGGACCGGCAACGGCGCTCGCTGGCACCTTGGTTTTTCTGTCCCACGAGGAAGCTGTCGGCGACAACAAAGTCTGGATAATTCCCGACGAGCTCAAGTCCGCTTCGGCATCATGCGGATCCAACATTTTCTTTTCGATTCCCACCCCTGGGAAATATCAGTTCGGTTTGATCGTCGCAAACAAGCAGGCTGAGATAGCCTACAGTTGGCACACGATCAACGTCACCGGATCGATCGCACCAACGCCAACTCCGACCCCTACGCCAACGCCTGGGCCAACGCCTGGACCAATCAATCCGAGTCCGGTCAATCCACCGCCAAGCTTTGAATCGATTCGCCTGACGTCCAGGGCGGCGGTTGATACCTTGCAGGACGCATCGACAACCTCGCTGCTGGCAAGCTCGCTGACAAACGTGCTCCCGAAGCTTCCATCGTATCTGCCTGATGCAAAGGGATTGGTCACAAGCACGATCGAGACTTGCTTCGCGATGCGAGAGCCAACGAGCCGACGAAAAGACTGGCTGAACGTGTGGAGGATTCCGATCGACAAGGAGATGGCGAAAGCGAACCCTCAAACAACTGACGAATACCGCGAGTGCCTCAAGGCAGTTATCCGTGGCCTGTGTGTCAACGGCCAATGTCCAAACCCCTAAGTACCCGAGAAACCAAATTATGGCCGACAAGTTTTTTTGGAACTGGCTGAACATCGGTCGAGACGGTCAACCGATCGACGGCGAGTCTGGCGGTGGACAGAGACCGCTACGTTCGTCGCTTCCGAGCAATACAAGCCGATTCGAGATGGCTCGTTCGCTTGCCTCGGTGCTGTGGCTGGTCCTGATGCTTGCGATATCGCCTCTGGTGCTCGGTCGCGTGTTCCTGGACAAGCTGGTGCGGTTACTGGTCAAGCCGATGATTCGATTGGATCGATTCGCAAACGGGAACTAGGGAGTCTTGACGATGACCGGACAGGTACTGCGGATTTTAGTAGCAGTCATTTTATTGACATACGGAAATCATTCTCACGAAAAGCTTCGGCGAGAAGTTGTGCTATTCGGTGTCGACAACCAGGAATGCAAGGACTGGAAGCAGATCGAGCAACCTAAATTTCAATCTGACGGCTGGGTAGTTGCGATAAGCAATGACCCCGGAAGTGGTCCTTGGCCTCACTTCATCATTGATCGAAATGGCAAACAATACGACTACAAAGGCTACCTTCTTTTTTCAAGAATCGACGAGGCGACGCGATGATTTACTTGGCTCAACTGTCCCAAGAAGCGCAAATGAGCGCAACTGTCGCGATCGTCGGAACGCTGGTTGGCGTTTGCGGGACTCTGTTCGCGTGGCTGATGCGAGCAAATTCCAAGACGCAGGACAACCTAGAAAAGCTTGCTGACGAGACCAGAGCCGAGAAAAAAAAGTGCGATGAAGACCGAGAAGTTCTTCACGCCAAAGTTCACGATTTGGCTGTCCAGGTGGCGTTGGTCAAAAAGGATATTCCTGCGTAGGGGCTAGTAAATTCTCAATGGTAAACCTATTGGTCTATATCGTTGTTTCCTGGCTTGCTGCCGATTTCATCGCGGGATTGTTCCACTGGTGGGAGGATACCTACTTGTCGCATTCCGATTCGATTTTAGGGCGACTGATCGGTGGTCCGAACCAGCTCCACCATGCGGATCAATATGCGTTCTTGAAGGGTAGCTATTGGCAGAGGAACTACACAACAATCGTTCCGAGTTTTGTCGCGATGGCAATCTGCTTATCGTTCGAGCCACTGCGAAACGGATGGCTGTCGATGCTGTTTTTATCTCAGGCGAACCAAGTTCACGCTTGGTCGCACAGTAAGCCTACAAACGGATTGCTGGTAAGGTTCCTGCAAAGAGCTTGTGTCTTTCAGAGTCCGAAGCATCACGCCGAGCACCACCGAAATCCGTTTCACGTTCGGTACTGCGTAATGACTCCGATCCTGAATCCTTTGCTCGATGCGATTGGTTTTTGGCGGGCACTAGAAGACATAATTTCCTTTGTGACAGGCATAAACCCGAGGACGCAAAATGGATGCACTAACTGAAAAGCTCAAGGAGCCTCAATTTCATGGGCTAAGCGACCAAGAGGCGGAAGATGCAATAAGTCTGCTTACCGTCACAAAGGTAAGACTGGTTCCTCGAAAAGAGATCCTGAAAGTTGCGACCACTAGAGGTTTCTATGGTCACATAATCGTCGACATCGACAACTTAGCTTTGCCATTAGAGCATCGAGTCGCGCTCATTAACATTAAAGGATGGATCGACAACGCAGCAAACGACAGCGAGTATGCCGATTTGGAATCAGAAACATCTATTGAAATGATTGGCGATCTGCTTCGATATCGTCGCCAGGGGATCGCGACAAACCCAACATACATCTCAACGACCATAGCTCAAGAACTGAATTCCTTGAAATTTGAAACGGTTCGATGGGTCGACCACGTTGGCATCGGCGAGGTCGGTCGCGGTAGAATTCAAAACGCTCGGGCAGAAATCGCGAGGGGTGCATAGTGGCAGACATCAAACCGTTTTACCCGTCGATCATTACGCCAACGATCACGATTGCCGGTCTTGCAAGCGATACTAGTCTCTTAATCGGACAGCAATCAACGTCGATCACGACCGACGCTCTCGACTATGCTATTCGCGGAAAATTCCGAACCGGGACGAATCCGACGACAGGCCGAGTTATTGAGTTGTGGGCTGTCGGCTCTTGGGATGGCGGTACTACTTGGCCCGATGCTTTCGGTGCAACTAATGCAGGCCGAACTATCGCATCGGCCGAAAACAAATTGCAGATATGCAGGCCCGTTGCATCGATTTCAACCGTTGCAACGTCGGATCGAGACTATCCGTTTTCCTGCGAATCCTTGGCGGCGGTGTTCAATGGGAAACTGCCTAAGTCCTGGGTTTTATGGCTTACGCATTCGACCGTGGCAGCCTTAAACGCAACGGCTGGCAATCATTCGATCCAAATCGAGCCTTACTACGAAACGGTGACCTAGTGCGTATTCGTCGCGGGAACTTGTCGATCAACACGATGGGCGCATGGTGTCCATCCTTAGGGGCCAGCAGCACTAGGCTTGTCGATCGCTCCGCGTACCGTCGCGATGCAACGCTTAGCAATGGACCGACGTATTTAGCCGATACCGGGAAGCTTGCGATAAGCTACAACGGGTCGACGCAGTTTTGCAACGCATCGGTTGATCTTTCGGCGTTGATTTCGACGAAGGCTTTTACCTTCTCAACCTGGATCAAAACCAGTGCGACCAATTCAAATGCGTACCCATTTGCCGCAGGCAACACGGCCAGCGACACGCCATATTTAGGCTTTCGGCTCGACCCTAGCGGAAACGGTCAAACGCAATTTTTTTACCGCGACAGCGCGGGCAACTTCGTCATTCCTGGTGCTGGAGCAGCCGTCAATAATGACCAATGGAATCAACTTGTGGCGGTCGCAAACGCAAGCACGCTCCAAGTTTACGTTAATGGCTCGGCGTATGGTTCGGCTTCGTCGATCGCTTCGTTAGGGGCCTCGACGATAAACCGCGTGACGATTGGTGCTTTGGGTCGGACTTCGGTTATCGTGCATTTCAACGGTCAAGTTGACGATTCGCGGATCCTCAATCGAGCTTTGACGGCAGCGGAGGTCAGGCAGTTTTGGATCGGCGGCAGGGGCTTTGGGCTCATTCCAGAGCGGCAACGAAGACGCGGAACAATGGCAGCGGCAGCATTCAATAGACGACGAAGAGTCCTACTAACGGCAGGGTAACATGCTAGCGAAACAATCCACAGCCTTAACCGTTGTCGTTGGTCCGATTCTTGATTCGACCGGTGCGGAATACGCCTCGGCGGTTATTGGCGATCTATCGATCAGCAAGAACGGCGGAACGCTTACGGCGATGGCATCGGCAGCGACGTTGACCTATATCGCAAACGGCATGTACACTTTGGTGACGACGACGGCCAATATGGACACGCTAGGGGCGGTCCAGGTCACTTGCAACAAGGCTACTTACCAGATGCCCAAAATGGAGCGAAACGTCGTTCCGGCGAGCGTCTATGATGCGATCATAACCAATGCAACCAATGCGACGGGCGGACTGCCAACTGCAACGGCGGCGATCACGGGGCTTGCAGGCGTGATAAGCACTTATGCAGGTGGAGCGGTTGCAAGCGTGACTAATCCCGTCACGGTCGGAACTAACAACGACAAGACCGGCTACACAGCAACGGTTAGCGATAAAACAGGATTTAAGCTAGCCTCGGATGGGCTAGCGTTGGTGACAGCATGGACTGTTGGTATTACAGGAAATTTGACAGGCAACGTGACAGGCTCAGTCGGATCGATCAGCGGGGTGAGTTTCCCGGCCAACTTCAGTTCAATGGTCATTAACGGAGGGAACGGTCATGTTGCGGTTGTCGTCCACGCATTTCAGAACGCAGTGCTTACGGCAGCTGCTATCGCTGCTGGTGCGCTTAACGGTAAAGGCGACTGGCTTACGACTCTCGGGGCAAGCGCTCCTGCAAACTGGATCAATGCTGCTGCAATCGCTGATGGTGCGATCGATGCAGGATCGATTGCGGCTGACGCCTTGAACGGCAAGGGCAATTGGCTTACATCGCTCGGGGCAAACGCGCCGGCTGGATGGATCAACGCTGCTTCGATTACCACCGATGCGATCACAGGCGATAAAATCGATGCATCGGCAGTTACCAAGATCACGGTCAACCTGTTCAAATACGGTGACATTCAACTCTGGACGAGTCCTGCAAATCAAATCCAAGTCTCGATCACTAAGGTTTAACCATGCCTGTTGTAACCACGTTTTGTGCGTTCTTCGGATGCTCGGGCGGCGGACCAGCTCCAAGCCCTGGGACGGGGAGCGTACCGAATCTGCTTTCGGTCGACTACCAAGGCGACTGGTTGTACCTCGACGGCATCGAGGATCTGACGTTTGCATTCGGTCCACAACGCTACACAACTCAGACAGCATCGGCGAACGTTGCCAAGGCGAAACGATCGGCTTTGACTGATCGAGAAGTCGCGGTTGCTGCTTCGACATTCGGGTATGAGCCGGACGATATGACGTTTGTTGTTTGGGCCGAAACGCTCGTTGACACGACGAATACAATCATCGAGCCGGAACCTGGGGACAAGTTCACAGCGTTTGATTTCGACTGGATCATCAAGAGCAAAAAACGCAACGCTGACCTTTCTCAGTGGCGATGCACGGTCCGAAAGAGCACCAAGGAATGAAAGACATATCGATCGATTTACTGGTCGATGAGGTTGAGCAAACCATCGGGCGTTTGCAGTCGTTCGACTTCGCTCCGGTCTTTGAATCAGTGATTGATATTTTGCACGAGGGGTTCGCATCGAACTTCGATCAGACCCGAGCCCCATACGGTCAGTGGCCTCCGCATTCTCCGATGACGATCGCCAAGTATGGTGTTCACCCGTTGTTGATTCTGACCGGCGCAATGAAGGCTTCGGTCACGCAATCGGGAGCAGCAAACCGGATAGAAGAAATCACGCAAACCGAAGCAATAATTGGAACGTCGCTTTTTTACGCTCCCTATCAACAGTACGGAACCGACGGACCAAGGCCGATTCCTGCACGACCGTTCCTATGGCTGGAGGGTGATTATGTCGACCAACTACATGAAAGATTCGCGGACGAAGTCGCAACAAGATTACTTGGAATCGGAACCTGAACCAACTGAGATGCCTCGCCCTACGTCTGCCCGAGCTGGTAGCCTGGAAAAGGTAGATGTCTTGATTTTGCGACGGATCAACAAACAACAACTTTGGCACCCTGACGACAACACACTGGTGGAAAAACGATGCTCGGATCGAGAATAAAAATACTTGGAGATGCGATCGTCGCGGTCCTAAATGCCGACGCTGACCTGACGGCGCGGGCGTTCACGCTTCGCAAGAAACCCTACAACCGGGGCCGAACCTGGGATCCTGGTGGGCGGGTGTCCCCACTAGGGACCGAGGAACTCACGAACGAGAATTCCCAGGACACGCGAGCGTATCGGTTCCTGATTTCGGTCTCGGACCCTGCGGACGGGGATCTTGTCACAGGAATGGAATCGCACCTTGGAGCGATCGAACGGATCGAGAATATTTTTGAGAACAAGTCGCACGCAAACATGCCAGTCTCAATCCGTACCACGGCTCAGGCTGCGCTTGATACTGCGACGGCTGCGGGGAAGTTTCCTTCAACCAAAATTCAGTCGATCGGAGTCAAGTTCGCTCCGGTGTTCATTGATCCGGCATTCGAGGCCGGCTACGATGTAAGTTCCTGTATTGTCACGATCGAATGCACCATGAACCGTTTGGATTCTAAATTGCTATGACCAATGAAAACGTTGAGAAAACAGAACCGATCTTGGAAACGTTTCCAAAACCTGAGCCTGTCATCGAGGTATCGGGGACGATCGAAACAGGTCTTGCTCCCGCTGAACAGACAGAAACCAAGGCCACAATCGATGGAGTGTGGATCGTCTACGGGCGGCTTGCCGTCTGCGATACCGAACAGGAAGCAATCAAGCTTTTCGAGGCTTGCTTCCAGGTCCAAAGTTCGGCAGTCCCGAGCGATCGATTCCCGGCACCTGGGGAGAAGGTTCTGCACCTGCGCGACAGCATCCCGGTTTACGGTCGTCCTGAGTGAGCAGACCGGGGATAGAATTCAGGAAATTCTAAACCTCTTTGGGAAACCAAAATGTCGCAAGCAACTGCAAGCCGTCTGATCGTTCACGATAACCTTACCTGGGGCAGCGGGATCGGAGTAGCGTTCAACGAATGCTCCCTGGTCGGTCAGCGAACGAACCTCATGCACCAAGGCCACCGAGGAACACGGCAGCGAGCTAGTTGTCGATCTCGGACGGTGACGGACAAATGCGGGGGAAATATCTCCGGGAACTTCGGCGTGCAGGAAATCGACTGGTTTCTGACTCGGGCGATCGGTCACGTTGGAGCATCGCCTTACATTCCTGCTGAGACGATCCTTCCGTGGAATGCCTTGCTTGACAAGGTGGCTGGAATTTTTATCTACAACAAGCTGCGCATCACTTCGCTTGAAATCTCAGGCCAGGAATCGCAGTATCTCAACTGGAACGTGGCCTGTGTCGGAGAGCTCGAAGAAGTCTTTGGATCAACGTACCCAACGACACCGGTCCCTGAGTGCGGGACTGCATTCACCTTTGCCGACTGCACGCTGACCTACGGTGGAACGGCTTACAAAATGCAGTCGTTCCGGCTGCTGATCGACAACATGCTCGATCCGAACCAATACGAAAACTCGCTGACTCCAACACGTTTTGAGTCGCAAGATTTTGGCGTTCAGCTTTCGGTTCAGACAGCGTACCGTTCTGATACGAGTGCGCTCTACGATGCGGCTTTGGCCGGTGCTGAGGCATCGTTAGCAGTGACCGATGGTACGACTACCTATTCGTTCAACTTCGGGAATCTCAAGTACATGGCCGGTGGGCCGACCGTTCCGGGCCGAGGCCGGATCAATCAACCGCTGACGTTCGAGGCTGCTCGAAAAACAAACACCGGTACCGCGACCGGTGACAACCAATTGCATATCGTTAAGTCATAGCGTGCTGAATTTCAGCGGGTATACTCAGGGGGCTTTCAGTCCCCTTTTTTTATTGAGGTTGCTATGGGTTCACCTTTCGTTCGTGCTGGCGTTGCGTTTCCTGCATTCATAAAGGCTCAAGAGGGCCTGCACCCACAGATATTCTTTCGTTTCCGACGAGCTGATGCGGTCTCAATCGAGAGGCAACACAAGGCATTCAAGAAGGAAACCGACATCGAAAAGCTGGTCGAGTCGATGCAGGCTTTCGTCTCGCAGTATCTGCAAGAGTGGGAGTATTCCGAACCGGTCAACGTCGAGAATATCAAAGCGTTGATGCACCCAATTTTGCTCAAGACCTACTTCATCATCATCCAGCAAGAGCCTTCCGATCCGATTCCACCGGAGTATCTGGCGACCGGCGAGACTGGGACCGCCGAGGGCGAGCAAAAAAAATAACGTCGGCATTTTTGCTCAGGCTTACGAATCCTGCACTAGCAGCGAGGTCTTGCGAAATATGCCGAGAGATTATGTTCAATGAGGAAACCGGCCAACCGATCAAGGCCAGGGACGGCAAAGGGTATGCGAAGCGGCTGCACAAAACACCTTGCGAAGCTTCCATCGGGTGCGCAAAGGGCCACTACAATGACAAGCCGGACCTGAACGCGACTCAAGAGGCGGTGATCACTTTGTACCTTGCATCGCGATCGACTGGCGGGGCGATGTTGAACGAAGCAGAACGGGCCGATTGGTGGCTTGCTGAGACGTTCGGACAGCTTCGGGAAATCGAACAGCGAGTGGATCGATCGACGATGGAAACCATGATCTTAGGAGCAATCACACGTGGCTGAAAATGCAGAACGTGGGGTGATCTTCAACCTGAAAGCCAACGTTGACGCGCAAGCGAAAACAAACGTTGATGCTTTTTTTGAGTCGATCATCGGTGGACAAGCTAAGGTCAACTCTGCGGTTGATTCTGTTGCGGTAACAACACAATCCCAAGTCAAAGCGACCATCGAAAAGATGGCGAACGAATTAGGGCAGGCGCAGGAAAGGGTTGTTGCTGACGCTTCTGCAATCGCGCAGAAAACGGCTGAATCGAATCGAACCATTCAAACCGAATCTGCTGCTAGCGCAGAGCAATTTGCTTCTAAGGCCAAAATTGCCAATGCTTCGGTAGCTGAAAGCCAAGAGAAAACCGCCAAGGAAATAGTTGAATCGTGGACAAATTCCTACACCGCTTCGTCTGTCGCGGCTGAAAAGGCCGCAGAGGAATCGGTCGATACGGTCAAGGAATCTGCAAAGTCGATCGCAGAACGAATTCGAGAGCTTGAGGGTGAAAAAACCCAAATTCGAAAGATATCCGCTGATGCTGAACGAGCGGACTACATTCACGCTCAACTAGCCTTAGTCGATATCACTCGTCGAAGGATCGAAGCGGAAGATGCTTTGATCGAGGCTCAAGATCGCGAGGAAAGCAAACGCAAAATACGACCGTTGAACGACAATGTTATTCGCCTGCGATTAGACGAACTTGAGGTCGAAAAGGAAATCGCAAAAAAGAAAAAGATTTTCTTGGAGGCGGAGAAAAAAGAAAAAGCGGCTCTCGTTGAGCAGGAGCTTAAAGGTCTAAAGTCGATCGCTGCCGAGCAGGAAAAAGTGGCCTCCATCGCAGCAAGTCGAAACGAACAGATCGGAAGGTCGGTCGGTCGCGTGGTCTCGGCATTCTCCGAAGGGTCCGAAGCACTGATGCGGTTTGCCAACGGGTTCAAGTACCTGGGTTTGGTTGGCGAAACAGACCTGAAAAAACTGACTGATGCACTTTTAACTATCCAGGGGACTACTCAGGTTTTTACCGGGGCGATCCGTTTGGTGCGTCAAGCTGCAGAAGGATACGACGCATATCGAAAGGTGGTACTGCTTACTGCCGAGGCTCACACGGCACTTGCGGCTGCAAAGACTGTCGAAGCTGCTGCTGGTAGTTTCTCCGGCCGAGCGACGGCTGGGGCAGTAGGTGGTGCGGCTGGGAGTGCTGCCGGTGCTGTTGCTGGCGGTGCTGCTGGATCAACGCTGGGGTATCTTGCGACTGCTGGAGCAGGGGCGGGTGTAGGGGTTGGTATTGGCCTTGGTGCGATCGGAATCGAAACCGGTGGTATGGCTGGGCTAGCTGTTCTAGGTACTGCTGGTGCTGCGATAGCCGGTCTTGCCGTTGACCTTTATGCCTTCAAGGAATTGATTCAGGAATGGCAGACCTTTGACTTCGGGCAAGGGGCGAAAAAGGGCGGGTTCGTAGAGACGATGGGAACGAGCTCGTTCAACCCGTTTTTCCAGATCATGAGGAACACTACGGCTGGCGATAACTTCGTGACCCGAGGGACCGGTCTGCGGGATGATATGGGCGACACCCGGGAGGCTTACATTCAAAAGGATGCCCTAGCCAAAAGGCTGACCGAAGCCGAGAAAATGCGAGAAGCGGTCTTGAAGCGAAACGCCGAGGACGAAAAGCGAATCGCTGAACTGAATCGAGAGCAGACTGCATCAGCACAAACCAAGGCACAAGCCGAGCGTGATGCGTTGTCGAGCAAGCTGGCCGGGATGTCTTTGGAAGATCGAAGAAAAGAGATTGTCAATCAAATTGCAGAAACGCAAAAAAAGACAGCGATTACAGCAGAAGAAAGAGCAAAACTTACCGACGAAAGGGAAAAAAGCACAGCTTTGCTTGTCGATCAGCGAGCCAAGCAAGTCATACAATTAGCAAATCAAAGACTCGCTGTAGAGAAAGAGATTACAACTGAGCAAACGAGGGCTGCTCAAGAAACGCTGAAAACTGCCAAGGAAGAGTTGGCAACGAAAGAGAAGCAAATCAAAGTCGCTCAGGATGCGGCGACGTCGGCTGCAGAACGCTTCGGGCTTTTAGATGTTGTCGAGCAAGGAAACTTGCTAGAAATGAAGAAACAATTTACTGGCAATGCGCAAGGGATGGACGTCGACCAACTGCGAAAGCTTCGCGGCTTCTCGGGGGCGCTGGACGAACAGATCGCTTCGGAGGCTAGGCGACGGGCTCAGGCTGCTGGATTCGGAGCATTCCAAACCGAGGACTTGAAACGAATCCAGAGCTTGGAAGCTGAACGAGCTCAGATTGAGGTCAAAGTCAAGGCTCAGGCCCAAGTAATCGCAAAGCTGGAAGTCGATTCGGCTGCTGTTGCCAAGGAAATCAACAAGCAGATCGATGCACAGTTCGGTATCATAATCAAGGAAATGGCATCGCAGATCGGAACGCAAACGTTGAAGGTCAAGGAACTAGAGGACGCAATGCGTAATCGATTCAACAAGGTGGCTCCATGATTTTACGAGTCGGGAATTTGAAACGTCCGAACAACGAAGCCGTGGTAGTTCCATCGTACCAGCCAGTTTATGATTTCACGCGCAGAGTAACCTCAATGCGTATTCGGTGGGATATCTCTGGTCGCGTAGTCAATTTTCCAACCGCCTCGCAAATGCTGACATCGGCAGAAGTGATTGCACTGTCGAATGCGTTTACAACTGAAAATCCTTATTTGGCCTTGCTTGGCGATGACGGTACAACGCCGACACCGTTTGTTCTCGACCCGTCGCGATGCTTGCAAGGACCATATTTGATCGATATGTCGTTTCCCGCATCGGAACAAGAGGTCTATGTGACCGGTCTTTCCTATCGCGCGGTGTTCGAAGCTGTCCAGTATGTAGGAGTCGGATCAGACTTACTTGAGTTTTAAGAAACGCTGTCCGAGGATCCTGGCGGAGCAACCTACGTTTATGTAGGCGGTGCTGTCAATTTCGCTGAGCGTCAGCTTGCAACGCAACAAAAGACGTACAAGTACACTCAAAGCGGTTCTGCCTTGGGCTTGCTGGCGTATCCATTGCGTCCGCCACCAATCTGGCCTTTCGCTTTGATGCAATCGCCAAGGAATGAGCTTTCCTCACCGCAATTTAAGGGTACGATCGACACTCACTTTCGAACCGTTTGGGAGTACAATTTCGAGTGGCATACAAAATTGATCGGTGTTCCGCATAGAAGTCCACTAGGATAAATCATGGCAACAAAATATTGGGTCGGTCGAGCAGCTTCGGTCGCACAAATAACGAAGGTTGTTTTTTCTTCGATCGTTGCGACAAACACGTATTCGGTGACGATCAACGGAAAGTCAGTCAGCGTTACAGCGACAGGAACCTCGCTTGGGGATCTGATCGATGCACTGGTCAACGCCTGGAACAGTTCCGCAGAACCGGAACACCGCGAGATGGTCGCGGCTCGGCGCGAGGATCCAACGCTTTCTGGATTGCAACTGACTGCAACTACGGTCGGAGTACCCTGCACAGTCACAGCATCGGCGACGACCGGAACAGCGACCGTGACCGAGCCAACCACAGCGAGCGGTCCGAACTTTTGGAACGTGGCAGGCAATTGGCTCGGAGGTAGTCTTCCGGCTGCTGCCGATGATATCGTGGTTCGTGATTCGTCGGTGTCGATCCTCTACGGGCTGACTGACACGAACAACTACGCAAGCCTGAAAATTGAATCGACGTTCACCGGTACCGTGGGCCTTCCGGACACAAACACTAGCGGCTATCCGGAGTATCGAACTACACGGCTGACGCTGGGGACTGGCTCGGCATTGACTGTCCTGCTTGGCGAGGGCTACGGTAATTTTTCGAGTCGTATTCGACTAGATGTACAGAGTTCCAATGTTACTTTTTCTGTCTTGGCAGCAGGGACACAAGGTGGCGTTCAGTATCCGTTTGATCTGAGGAACCTGGGAACCGGATCGACGGTCCGGGTTTATGCTGGTGGTCTTGTGATTGGCAATTCTAGCGCGGTTACGATCGCAACGCTCGACATCATTCAGCGAGACACGCTGCAAATCCCTCCATCGGTTTTAGTTCAAGCAGAGGTCACGGTCACGGCTTTGACGATTTACGGCGGGACTCTAATACAAGAAGGTCCGGCCACTACGTTAATAGCACGAGAACAGGCCAGGGTGACAGTGGCAAAGGCTGCTGCGATCGCAACCGTGAAAGTATCCTCGCAAGCTAGGATCGATTGGGATTCTTCTGGTGGGATCACCACAAAGCTGCACGTTGAGCAAAACGGAACGATCGACTTCGGTCGCGTAGGAACTACTAAAACAGTCGCAGCTTGCGATCTTTATGCAGGCGGTGTGTTGCTCGATCGGCTTGATAAGGTCACGTTTACCGCAGGCGTAGCGCTACAGGCGTGCCGTCTGGCCGATGTGGATCTCGATCTTGGTGTCGGGGTGACAATCAATGGCTAACGCGCCACAGGGCAAGTTTAGGTATGCGGGGATTTGGGCCGATGGAGATTTCTCCGTTTCGCGGACGGGTTCGACACAACCCGATTTGATTCGCGCTCAATTCGTGCTCGCTGCGAACTTGCCTCAGTATGGCGACATTGAGGTTTGGTATGGTGATAATTTCATCCGAATCCCAAACTGCCGACTGCTGCAACAAACGATCCAGGGTGGTTCAGGTGGAAGATTTCGAGACGTTGACTTTTTAGACACCCGATGGATTTGGTCCTACACCTACGGGTTTGGAAACACGAATGTTCAAAAGCGCATGTTCGGTTCCTGGTACAATCTTTTCCATAAAGAGCGTGCTGAAATTGTTAGAGAGTTTTTTCAGTTGCTTGGGTATGCTCCGCTAGTTTTTCCTGCTGATGCCTTTTTCGAGATGGACCCTCAGTTGTATGGCGTCTTGGCTGACTCAGATTCTTACCATGCTGCAAACCATTTTGATGGCCGTCCATTGCCAGAGTGCATCGAAGAAGTACTACAGCCTTTCGGCGTGCAAGTCCATTTAGGATGGGATAATCAAGTACGGCTTTACGGGAACGGGTACGGCAGAGATATACCGCAAGATCAACGAGTAATGGACTACACGATATCGAGCACCCCTCCAATCATTCCAGAGGTTCTTGCCTATGAGTTTGCGAACGTAAACTTTGAAAACGACTTCAAGCTCGAAGCTGTTGGCTACCTTTGGGACGAGACAACGAATTCTCCGACAAAGAAATTGGTTCCTCTATCAGCTTTGAATTACGGGCCGCGAGATCCGGTCACAAACGAAATCGACTGGTCGCTAGCTGACCCTCCATCGTTCAACAACATCAAGAATAAGAAGCTGAAAGATTTGTGTCGGAAGACCATTTTCAAGCTATATCGCATTGATGCTTCTGTACGAACCGAGTTGGTCACGCCATCGTTTCCTAGCATTCCTCCAAAAGCAAACATTCAATTTGACGCAACTGATTTTGTGTTTTTCGACCCAATTCGTATCAACGTTCCTGCTCAGACCGCACCTGTAGCATGGAAGCAATGGGGTGCCGGTCGAGAATTCAATCGATTGCTTTTTGATAACGAAGCAGACGACGACCTAAAAATCTATGGATGGTTTGCAGATATTACGCTTCACCAGAAAAACAACTACACTCCGGCTGCTGACGAGAAAATACCAGTCGGAGAGTTTCATCGATTCCCGGATGCCGAGATGCGAACAGATCCGTTTGTTGATCGGTGCTATAACGGGCGAATAAATTTCGATCCTGAAACGATGACAGTTGAACTAGATGATCAATTGGTTTTGATTAACAGGAATGCCGGGGCTGTGCAGGCGCGAACCTACAGACCTGCAGAGTTGATTTTGCGAGCTAGGCACAAGCTACGAAGGAACAAAGATTTTGAAATCATTCGGTACGTTGCTCCGGTACCGATCAACAGTCCATACGCTGCGCGAGGTATCGTGGAAAAAATACGGATCGATGATCCTGTGCACATCGATCGGTTTCATCCACAATCTTTTGATCGCTTGGTCAACCAACTTTCGGTACTGACGCAGCAGTACATGGCCTCGAAACGAATGATCGAATCGGCAACGGTTCCCATGAAGGGCTTTGCGTTCGACATTGCAACAGACGGAAAGATTTCTACGGTGACGTTTCAAAGGTCCGGGGGGCAATGCACGACCTCGGTACAATGGCAAAATGAAAATCCAACCTTCCAACCCACCTACAAAGAGTTGGTCACAGCAGTCCTTCGACGTTCACAAATGCAGCAGATGAGCGTTGCGACAGCAAAACAAAACTTTCGCTTGAATTGGTTCACAAACACTAAGTGAAAAAATGTTCCTCGATCAGCAAGTCAAGTGGTCGTTCAGAAACGAAACCGGTCATGAAATCCCCCCCTACGGTTGCATGGTCATCACCGGCGCGACGGTCGTTGAGAACGAGATTGTTTTCTCGATCCGAAGACCAACTGCGACCGACGAGCTGGATCAGCAACCAGCGAGTGTTTTGTTCAACGGCATCCAACCAGTGCCTAACGATACTTTCGGCGTGGGTACGCGAGACTTGCCAGCACAGGCGTTAATCGAGCAACCCTCGACGGATCACCCAAGCGGATTGCAAGTCGGGCTCAAGGCCAATTCCTTTGCGCTAGCAACGACCGGGAACTGCTTTAAGATTCTGGCCAAGGACTTAACGGACCCGCATATCCAGTCCGGTCATGGGGTGTACTTCATCGAAGAAGCCTTCGGGCGGTCGGATTTCTACATTGGAAAGTGCGCTCTTGGAATACTCGGTCGGGTCAACACTCAGATGTACCGAGCAACGGTCACGATCTACGAAGAGAACTCATCGGGAGTGTTGATAGCGAAGACCGGCGATAACTCGACAATCGAACCGTACAACATTTCATCCGAGGCTGTCCTTGTGAACGCTTGGGTCAAAGCCTGGCGCACTGGGAACAGATACTATTGCCAGGGGCTATGTCAATGAGTTGCAATAACGAATGCGCTTTGTGCTGCTGCTGTGGTCCTGGACAGCTTGTCGAGCTTCCGGACTATTATTGCCGGTTCAATTCAGTATTGCCGGTCGAAGGTCTCAACTACAACTGCACCGACACGACTCGTCAATTCTTAAACTGGGAGCTAACTAAGCAAAAGGTTGATGGGACAACCTCAACGTTTTTTTCCTTGCTAGCCGACAACTACTATGCCTATGAAGCGGTCACGGAATTCAAGCGAGATGAAGACGTTTCATGTTTCATAAGCTACGGAACGTTTTTGAATCCGTACTACCAATACGGGTACTTTTGTTTTACTGGTGGGTCTGGTGAGTTCGAGTCGACAGGCTGGAAAGAAATTGAACGTCTGCAATATAGATGCCGAGACTTCACTACCATCGGTGGGCCATACGTTTGTCGCAGATCGCAGACATGGGCGAGGATCAGTTACGACACTTCATTACCGAAGATAAAAATCACTAGATGCAAAGTGCCTAACGACGCATGTAAGGCTGAAATAGCTCTTGATGAAGAGTTAGGAACCGGCCAATGCGGATATTTAGTTGTGGCTACGATTGATATTTGCTACAAGATCGAAACGCAATCATACTTTTCCACCGGGCAGCCGAACGATCCTTGTAGCGAATTGCCAGCGTTTTATGATACTCCGACTGGAACGATTACTACGGTGGCTGAGGGTACGGTATGTGTCACTCGATCGAAGGTTTTCAAAAGCCTGAAAAATGACCCTTTGAGCCCCAATAGAATTTACTTTGAGCTTGAAGACACAGACAGCGCCATCGATTGTTGCAAAGACTGGCCGAGTCCATTCCTTCGTTTGACGCTACCGCTCGGGAAACCAGTAGACTGGAACGATGATAACTTTCGATGCTCATGCGAACCGAAAACATCTTTCGAGATCCAAGGCGATGAGTGTCCGGACCTTTCAGGGTTCGTTTGCTCGGACGATTACATCTGCGAGCGCGACGGATGGATTCTTCTGACGCCAGCGGGAAAGCTTTGGAGGTTCTGGTGGTCTTGATAAAAATCGGCGGGACTCCATCGGTTCCGAAAGCAAACACACTGCCGTTGTGGTCCGAGCTTCACTTGCAGGAACTTTACGACGAATCGTGGTTCTCCAAGTGGAGGGCCAGGGTGCCTCAAGTTGGCTGCGGATGCCAAGTATCGTTCGACGAAATCTTGGAAACGTTTCCAGCGGTCTTCGGGGATCCTGTCGCGCAGTTTGAGCGTGGGATCGTGTGGCACAACGAGGTCAACCAGAAGCCAAGCCTTGCAAAGCCTGTGATTTCCTTGGAAGATGCCCTGACCCTTTGGAGGCACAAACGACCAGCTACCGGCAAGACTCGATGCGTTCTGACCGTGGCGACCGGTCGGAAGTTCCGCGAGCTGCTTGCGGTCACAAGGCCAAACCTCAAAGCCTATGCAGAAAAATGCAACGCTGACTTTATTGAGTTGACCAACGAAACCGAGTTGTGGTGGGGCTTTGAGAAATGCCGAGCGAAGCACTTTGTTGAGCAATACGACGAGACGCTTTTTCTCGATGCGGACTGCTTGGTCAACCCTTCTGCGCCCTCGATCTTTGGTCGTCCGGAGTCGCTGGCGATGCACAACGATCTTCCAAACGACAACCATTCGCTGCATCGCACCAACTGGCTCGGCAAGGAGCGAACATGGATCGCCGAGACAATCGGGGTACAGTTCGAGCAACGCGACGTATCGCTTAACTCTGGCGTGGTCTACGCGAGGCGTGAGGCTGCTGCGGTCTGGACTAGGCCACCGGACAACATCCCGCAAAGCCAAACCTCAGAGCAAACCTTCGTCGAGCAGTCGGCGTTTCGGCTCGGGTACTCGGACCTCGACGACCGGTGGAACTGGCAGTTCTACTTCCGGGATTTTTGGGCAAAGGCTCCGGATGCCTGGATCGTCCATTTTGCAGGGGAGCGGGATAAGATCCACCATGCCAGAAAAATGCTAGATATCTGGGGGGTCGGGGTTCCAAAATCGCCTGACGTGGCGTTATAGTGATTGGCGAGGGTTGGTAGCCCTCGACGGCGTTCGGTGCTGAAACGACAAGAGCCCAGGTTTCCCTGAGCTCAAGCGCGGTTTTTTGCGAGACCAACCAACCAGCACCGAGAATTGTAGCAAAGTGATCTGTCAGCTTCAAGCGATAAACTAGATCGGGGCAAAACTCGGATGAAAAAATTCTTGGAAGTGCTGCCTGCGTGTGTGCGTCGAATGATCCGACAGGGAGCTAGCGGCTGCGGTCCATACCGCAGAGGGATAGTCTCGGACGCAATCTGAGGCGAGCCGGTTCGACCGGCGACTGGCAGGGGCTCGCAACCCCGCATTGGATTTTTTGCGTGGTAGCTAAATCCGGGCTCTGTCCAACCTGACAACCCGGTCCAGGACACCGAAAGACGCATCGAATCCGAGTCCCTGGGGGTCAACATGCCCCTGGCGCTGCTGCAATTTGGCTGGCTGTACCTGTCCAGGGCTGGTGTCCTGGGACAAAGGGCGGGCGCGCGCAGGGCCGAAAAAACCAAAAAACGGCTAAAAAAAGGAATCTTGCTTTTTTTTCTGCTGGACGGTGGCGTTATAAGATTGCCAGGGAAAACGCTGGGAAAACGCAGGGCAAAAAACTTTTCGAGATTTTGCGCCCTGTTTTCGACCGGATTGGGCCTAGATAGATGTGGCGGGAAGTACCCGCTGTTGAAGTAGCTCTAAGTAGGAGATCGAATGATGGTTATTTTTTCAGTGAGTCCAGTTCAAGATCCTGAGTACGCTCGAACCGCAGTGATCGAACTGCTGGGTCAAATCCAAGCTCGGGCAAGATCAGTGCCAGCAGAAGCCTCGAAGATGAGCGAGCGGGACGAAATGATCCTGGCGATGCTCAGGGACGCGACCGAGCAAATCCTGCACGATCAAGACCTAATCGATGGCGTGTGAAAATAAAAACAAAATGTCGCGCCCAGTTCCTCCGGGGACTGGGCCCTTGATAATGGGGGCCGAAATGTTTGGTCCCGCAAACACTCTAAGCAGGAGACGATGACAGATGGCAACAGTAACAGCAAGCCAAGACGTAGAGCTGACCATTCGATGCAAGGCCTTCTCGGGTGAGGGCGTCCGCGAAAACAAGATCCTTGTCGAGCCCGGAAAAAATGGCCGAGTGCTAGCTTGGGATTCCGTCGCGGGTCACTACACCGCATGCCACAGTATCGCAACCAGGACACAGGCCAAGATCAAGAGCCGAGCGATTGCATTCTGGGGTTTTAGCCACCTCTTCGGCAAGTAACCCCCCAGCCGTTTCCGGGTCGGCTCCGGTTCTTTCACTCTAAGCAGGAGATTTACGATGGCTGAATTGAACGTGACGACCGACTCCGAAGGCTTCCAGTTCTGCGACTTGCAGATGCCAAGCGAAGTCCTCGAACAGGTCTTGCTCACCGAGGGGATGGTCTATGTGACCGTGGATCAAGTCTACGGGGTGTTTGATTCCGTCTGGCACGCTCGGCAATCTGATGCCGATGATCGATGCTTGGGGATCGTCAGCGGGTTTTTCCTGACCGAGAAGCAGCGAGAGATCGCAGCAAGCAACTCGGCAATTCTTGGCAAGTAATCAGCAACAAAGGTGCAACATGGCCCTGAAAATCAAGGCATGGCGAGGGGACGTTTTCTGGATCGACGGGTCAACCCGGGTCACAGTCGAGAGCGTCGGCGAGCGAAAGGTGGTGCTGCTGGTCGAGAACCCAAACGGGGCGACGATCGAGCGAGAGGATTTCATTCGCAAGAAAAACCCGGGCGATCCGCGATTGCCTGAAAATGTAAAAAAATGACGTTTCCTTTTTTGCTTCGGTGGCGTTAAAGGTTTGGAAACGTTTCCAAGATTCATTCACTCAAAGAGGTGGGACTATGCAGGTTTCAAGAGCATTTCGAGCTGGCGTTCCTTTGGTTTCTGTGACGACGGGCGACCCAGCGGCGACGATCAAAACGATCCGCGAGCAGTTCGCAGATTTCGCCGATCCGGTCGGGGTCATCGTTTGGGATGTGGTCCGAGGGGCCAGAACCACGAAAGACGATCAGCGAGCGACCGACGCACTGGCCGGACTCCCCCAACAGGATTATCAAGGTTCGCTGGTCAATTTCCTGTCTGACCTTGGAGAGCTGGCCAACCGCCAAGCGGTGATCATCTGCAACGCTCACCTGTTTCTTGAGGATCCACGAGCGATCCAAGCGATCTGGAATCTGCGAGACGATTTCAAGGCCTCGAAGAAGACCCTGGTGCTGCTCGGTGTTGCGACCCTGCCACCGGAGCTGATTCACGACGTTGTCCAGTTCGACGACCCCCTGCCGAACCAAGAGCAACTGCGGGAAATTATCTCGACGGTTTGCGAGTGGGGGCAGGCGGACGCAAGCAAAGAGACGATCGAGAGCGGGGCGAATGCAGCGATCGGAGTCACGGCGTTCTGTGCGGAGAATCTGGCATCGTTGGCGATGAGCAAGACCGAAGGGCTCGAAGTCGACCAACTGTGGGAATCGAAGCGAAAGAAGATCGATCAGACACCGGGGCTGCGAGTGGTCACCCAGCAGGGGGGATTCGACAAGATCGGAGGCTGCGGTGCCTACAAGACATTCATGCGGTCGGTCCTCAAAGGCAAGGCAAAACCCAAGGCGATCGTCTTCGTCGACGAGATCGAAAAGTGCCTCGGAGCTGCGGGTTCGGACTCCAGCGGGGTATCGCAAGATCAACTAGGCCAACTGTTGTCCTGGATGCAGGATCGAAGGGCGACCGGTACGATCCTGGTCGGTCCTCCTGGGGCTGCGAAGTCGGCTGTAGCGAAGGCGGCTGGTTCCGAAGGTGGAATCCCAACGATCCAACTCGACCTGGGAGGCACGAAGGGCTCACTGGTCGGACAGTCCGAAGCACAGATCCGCGAGGCGCTGAAGGTGATCGATGCGATCAGCGGCGGCGAGACCCTTTGGATTGCGACCTGCAACAGCCTGACGGACCTGCCACCGGAATTGAAGCGACGGTTCAAGCTCGGGACTTGGTTCTTCGACCTACCGGACCTGGAAGAACGAACAGCGATCTGGAAGATCTACGCTGCAAAGTTCGGACACACCGACACGAAGCTGATTGCTCGGCTGACGGAAAACGAATGGACCGGGGCCGAGATCGAAGCGTGCTGCGAGATCGCAGATTCCCTTTCGATCACGCTCAACGAAGCGGCGGCGTATATCGTACCGGTCGCCAAGCAAGCACCCGAGGCGATCGCTAAGCTACGAGCAGGGGCCGAGGGCCGGTTCCTGTCGGCGAGCGTTCCGGGGCCTTACACCAGGACGAAAGAAATCGCCAAAAGAACGATCGAGTAGTTTTTTCCTGTCGGTTGGTGGCGTTAGTATTTTGTGATCGTTCCTTTTTTCTACGGAGTTCAAAATGGTTTCACTGGGTACACAACTGGCCGATCAGATGTCGGGCTGCAAGCTCGAAGTGACAAGCTTCTCGGCAGGCAAGAAATTCACCGACGGCCAACGGGCTCGCATGGCCGAGTTCTTCGATTCCGAGGTCAAGTCGGTATCGGGCACACGGCAGATCCTTAACAAGAAGCTTCCCCAGGTCAAAGCGGTCTACGCGATCATTCGATCGGCTCGGGCTCTGTGGCAGGGCTACACGGTCAAGTACGAAGAGGGAACACGGCTGATCAAGGCCGACAAGATCGTCTGGATGAACGAGCAAATCGCAAGCTTCCAAGAGCACTTGCAAGCAGCCAAGGACGAACTGTGGGCAAACTGGGATGCAGTCAAGGCCGATGCCAGGACTCGGCTGGCCGACCTGTACGTCGATTCGGACTACAATTTTGACGTTCGCCAAACGATCTGGATCAACATCAGCTACCCATCGGTTCAGCCTGACGGCAAGCTGGAAAAGCTCGGCAAAGACATTTGGGAAAAAGAGATGCAGAAGTTCGCGCTCAAGTTCGACGAGGCCGCTCATGCTGCCGAGGCTGCGTTGCGACAAGAGTTCGCGGATATGATTGCAGGGGTGGCCGAGCGGCTGGAAGGTGGCGAAAGCGAGGACGGCAAGAAGCGAGTCCTGCAACAGCGCGCGGTCGATAACATCGTCGAGTTCGCGGATCGGTTCCGGTCCCTTTCGATCGGCGACAATGCCGAGCTGGACGCACTGGTCGCACAGGCCGAGCAGCTTGCGGTCGGGCTCGATACCAAGGCGATGAAGGCCGATTCCGGCCAACACACGGCAATGCGAGAAGCGTTCGCGCGGCTAAAGACTTCGATCGATGCACACGTTGTCACCGCTGCCGAGCGAGTGATCGAATTTGAATAAACGGCGCTTTACTTTTTCCAGTCGGTGGCGTTAGAAGTTTGGAAACGTTTCCAAGAATCGAACCAAGTTTTGAGGGAATCATGAGTCACATTGCAACGGTCGAAGTCGAGTTCCGGGACATGGACGCACTGGCGAAAGCCTGTACGAAGTGCGGCGTCGAGCTTCGACAGGACCAGAAAACGTTCCGCTGGTACAACGGACAGGTCACGCCATGCGATGCGGCGATCGTCCACCCCAACGCGAAGGCTTACCAAATCGGGGTCCACAAGACCGATACCGGCCTCAAGATCCAGTACGACCCGTTCATGCGTGGATACGGGATGCAGGATGCGGTTGCGTTCGAGGACGATATCAAGGGCCTGGGGAAGCTCCAGCAAGCCTATGCGGTCGAGGTTGCGATCAAGCAAGCAAAGCGACAAGGCTTCTCGGTGCGTCAAACGGTCCAGGCTGACGGTCGGGTCAAACTTACTCTTTCGAGGTAATCATGGAAAACGTGGAAATCATCATCGACAAGGTCGGCAAGGTCACAGTCGAGGTCAACGGCTGCTCAGGCTCGGGCTGCAAGTCGCTTACCGAGGGGATCGAAAAGGCACTCGGCGCGGTGACGAAGGACGAGACCAAGCCGGAGTACTTCAAGCAGGCTCAGGGCCAACAGGCAAAGCGATGATCGAGACCCTGTACTACGAAATCAAAGCATCGAGGGAAGTTCCGAAGCGTTCCGAACTGACTCGGCTTGCTCGTTGCACCAGCGACGATGAGGTCTGCGGTAAGTGGACGATCGAGATTTTTCAGTTCCCGATGAACGGGATCATAGACACAACGTTTGCCTACGATTCGCAGCTACGCGATATGCGGATCGGTCGAACGATCTGCTCGAAGGTCTCCTGTGCGTTGTCGTTCGGGAGCAAGATTGAGTGGACTGCGAACTGGCGTAAGATCGATTTGACCGAGGCTCTTGATTTACTCGATTTGATAAA